ATGACTTGTTGCCACACTTTAAGAAAGTGAACATTTGTGCAAGTATTGACGGTGCATACACTGTTGGTGAGTATATCAGAGACGGATTGAATTGGAGTGAGTGGATTGAAAACTTTCAAGAGGGATTATTTTTGATTGACCAGTTTGGTGATGACGCAATGGTGTTTGATGTAACATTGACAACTCCCGGCCTATTCTATCTGAAGGATTTGTTTCATGAGGCATTTAGACTGAATGTAAAGTCATACTTCAAGTTTACTTTTGCATTTGACCCGTCTGTTGTAATGAGTCCGATGTGTTTGCCAAAACATATTTCAAAACCACTTTGCGAAAGTCTTATTTCGGACTTTGCACCGTATACCACTTGGAAGAATCGTGTGTATACCGACTCTTTAAACAACATGATAAATAGGGAGTCCTTTGATATACAATGGCCAGATACATATCGATCTGGGTTGAAACGCGGAAAAGAATTTCAAGAATTTTTAGATGAAAAACGAAATAGTAAAATTATGTTTAGAGATACTTTATATGGTAATGCACTTGAGTGGTGGGACAATATATGAGTAATACTTTTTGTCCTCTTCCTTGGAATCATCTAGCAACACACCCGCATGGTGTTTGCACCCTTTGTTGTGAGTCTGAACAGGCCGAGGGGATTTCTCAAGCATTCAATAATGGTAATCCCAGAAAGATGATAACCTTGCAGAATGTAGATGACTTTGAGCAAATTACTAACTCCGATAGTTTCAGTAGAGTTAGAAAACAAATGCTCAATGGAGAACAACCAGAAGAGTGTCGTAAATGTTGGGACTTGGAAAGCGTTGGTGTCAAGAGTAAACGATACTACGAAAGTCGCCGAGTCCCGATGGACATCGAACATGCAAAGAAGATTACAAATGAAGATGGTACACTCAATGAGGTGGAGTATGAGTTTGTAGAGTTGCGTTTGGGCAATCATTGCAATGTGCAGTGTCGTACATGCAACCCATATTCAAGTTCTCGGTGGAGTAAAGATTGGGATGTCATCTACCCAGAGAGACCAGCTTTGCCTGAGTTGATGTCCCAACAAAATTTTAACTGGCCGCTGGATCAGGGATTCTGGGACAAACTTATTCAAAGATGCGATAAACTCAAGGTGTTGTATATTAACGGAGGAGAACCTTTCATCGTTGATAAACACATGGACTTCTTATCGACTCTGGTTGAACGGGGTCTGTCGAAAAATGTAGAAATAGTTTATTCGACAAACTGCACTGTTATAAACAAAAACTACGAGGATGTTTGGAAAAACTTTAAACATATTCAGTTTATGTTGTCTATTGATGATGTTGGAGATAGAAACGAATATATTAGAACGTATACCAAATGGGAAAAGGTATTAGAGTTTCTTGATTGGATGATGAGTATGTCTGCCAGATATAAAAATATTAACTATAACATATTGCAGACCGTATCAACATATAACGTTTATTATATTCCAGAGTTTTATGATTTCTTCAAGGATAAGGTGCCACTGATAGGTCATCCACTGGAAGATGACTCGTTGCACATAGGACATAACTTTGTAAACGACCCAGAACACTTTGACTGTAGAATACTCCCCAGAGAGGTACAGGCGACGATTGTGGACCGCCTAGAGGGGTATCAGGGGTACAATGACATCAAGAATTACTTCAGTGTAGATGGCGACAGTCGATGGGGAGGCGCGGTACACGGGAACATGAAAACGTTTTTTGAAAAAACTAGATCGATAGACGAACTAAGAAAACAGTCTTTTGAAAAGACTTTTCCAGAATTTTATGAGGTAATAAAAAACTATGAGTGACCAAAAACCACTGTGTCTCCTCCCTTGGCTACACTTGCATACATGGCCTAATGGAAATGTGTATCCATGTTGTGTTACTCCTATGGAATATATTGCCGGGAATCTAAAAGAAAATACTCTAGAGGAAATATTCAATAGCGATCTGATGAAAAACATTCGCAAGGATTTGTCTAGTGGAGTTAAGACAGAATCTTGTCAACGATGCTGGGCTCAAGAGGAACGTGGTGGCCACTCTATGCGAATGAGAGCCAATGAAAGTTGGAAACACCACGAACAGGACATTATTGCTAGAACAAGACCAGACGGTTCTGTTGAAAACATGAAACTGCCTTATTGGGATTTTCGTTTTTCCAATATCTGCAATTTCAAGTGTCGAAGCTGTGGACCGCAATTAAGTAGTGGTTGGTATAGTGACACCAAGAAAATTGCAGTCCTAGAAACTGGAAAAGCCTTTTTGCCAGACGATGTTCCAACAGACAGAAACCTTGAGTTGTGGGAACAGATTGAACCACATTTTGAAACTGTTGAAGAAATATATTTTGCTGGTGGAGAACCCCTCATCATGGAGGAACACTATCGCATCTTGAAAAAATTAGATAAGATGGGAAAACATGGCGTACATTTACGATACAACACCAATTTCAGTGAGATGCGATATAAAGACATGCATGTTTTGGATTTTTGGAAAAAGTTCAAAAGTGTTGAAGTGGGTGCTAGTATTGATGGTATGGAAAAGGAGGGAGAGTATATTCGTAGTGGATTTAAGTGGGAACAGTTTGTTAGCAACAGAAACGAAATGAAAGAGAAATGCCCACATGTTCATTTTTATGTCACATGCACTACTAGTATCCAGAATGCTTACCATATAATTCCTTTTCATCACCGTCTCGTTGAGGAAAAGTTTATTGATAATTACGATAGGTTTTTTATCAACATAGTTACTGAACCCTCCATGTTAGACATGCGTATACTTCCAAAACATCATAAAGAAATTCTATCAGAAGCTTACACTAGGCACGCTAACTTTTTAACCATGGCCGAGGGGTTCCATGAAATGCCTGCTGTCAATGCGAGAAGAGGGTTTGTTAGTCTGAAACACCATCTGTTGCAAGATCACCCTGACCCCCATCCTCGCGGGGACAGTCTTCTAGGAATATTCAAATACAAGATGGACCAATACGACCAAATTCGCGGAGAGAACTTTGCGGAGACATTTCCTGAGATGAAGGATTTGGTTAGTGGATAAGATTTGTCTGTTGCCGTGGATTCACACGGAGTTTACAACTGAAGGCACTGCAAACCCATGTTGTCTTTATCGTGGTGAACCTATGGGAGACCTTAAAGAAGAGGGCCTTCTGGATATTTGGCGAGGAGACAAGTATAACAATCTGAGACAGGAATTCTTAGATGGTAAAATGCCAGCGGGGTGTTCTATGTGTTGGGACAATGAGGACGCGGGATACAAGTCAAAAAGATTGCAGGACTTGGAGAGGTTTTCTTCCCACATAGACAAAGTTGGTGATTGTGTTGAAGACCCAGTTTATCTAGACTTAAAGTTTGGGACTTTATGCAATCTCAAGTGTCGGTCATGTGGCAGTGTGAACTCTTCTAGCTGGAAATCGGATGAGTTAAAATTATATGACAGAATCCTTGACAATAAGGACGCACTTTGGATAAAAAAGAATCCTGGCGTGTGGGATGAATTAGAAAAAATAATGAGCACTGTTGAGCACATGGATTTCACTGGCGGTGAACCATTCATGATAGATCAACACTACAACCTTTTGCGGTCAGCGGTAGAATTTGGATATGCAAAGAACATCTCCATTCACTACAACACTAACGGAACAATCAGACCACCGAAAGAGGTCTTTGAACTGTGGAAAGAATTCAAAGATGTGGAGATCATGTTCAGTTTGGACGGTGTTGGTGAACAGTTTGAATACATTAGAAGTGGTGCTGCGTGGGAAGAGGTCTGGGAAAACTTTAACTACTTCAAGTCACAGAAGTTTTTGAGAATTCAAATTTGTCATACCGTCAGCATTTTTAATGTATATTATCTAAAAGATTTCGTCACCGCCTTTTCTGACACCGATATCTATTTTAACTTGTTGCACTATCCAAGACAGTATTGCATCAGGAATATGCCGGACGTTTGTAAAGATAAGGCCAAAGATAAGATTATAAATATTGCGGGTGCTGATTCTATCATAAATTTTATGATGCAAGATGCAGAACATGATCGACTTGATACTGGATTTTTTTCAGTAACAGAAAAACTTGATGATATTAGAAATGAAAAGTTTCAAGACATTTTTCCAGAATTTTATGAGATTTTGATTGATGGCGGATTACGAAATAGACCTTGGCACAATTTTCTCATTACAACAGAAAATTCTTAGTGAATTAGAGGATATAAAGAACAGACTCGACTGTCCACTGCCCACCCTACTTTGGTACGACAATCTACCCTCTTATACAGATATGCAGAAAGGTAGAAGATTTCCACAAAAGAATTCCTCAAACAGACGCAATATTTCCGTTCTTGATGCTGAGACCGGAGTCATGCATTTGCTAGATGGGTGTGGGTTTGACTATGAGGTTAAAGCACTTGATAACTGGCATGACAAACATTCCAATAGAAATAACTTATATTTTGTAGAAATTACTCAAGTCCATTTGGGTCTAGATAGATTTTTTGAATTTATTCCAGAAGAGGCTCTTCAACTTTGTCGGGAACACAAACTAGCCTTTGTCTGGTACTTTCCTCACGAGGCATTTCATTTTGAGGGGTTGAGAAAACCCAGCACAGGTCGAACGGGTGAACACGGTGACGCTGGTTGGTTTGAAAGATTTACTGATAAATTTTTTGAGGTTGATATAGACTATGGTAAACACTATTTTATTTCTGGCGATCTCAGAGTTGAAGATTCTTGGATTGAGTGGTCAAGCACTCGGCCGGAAAAGGAAAATTTGTTTAAATCTGTGATTGGTATGGACCATTTTAATTATCACTATTATGAACAATACTTTCAAAGAACACAACTGAGATTCGATCCCGATACAACTCTATTTCCTGTTGAAAATTATGAAACATATGGATATGTGCCTGAGGCTAAAATTAAAAGTGTTTATATAGAACCTCATATTTTATTTAATAAGTTTGGAGACAAGATTGTTACTGAAAGTGAAGAAGATCATGAAGAACATTATATAAATTCACAGGAGGTTATGAGGGTCGCACCAACCGTATTAGATAAAACAAAAGATTTGGTTTGTTTCAACGCCAGAACGAGACCATCTAGGTCGGTTATGGTATCAGAACTCTTTAGGATGGGATACAACAATGATAACTCACACATTAGTTGGTTGGAACGGGATGAAGATGTGAGAACCAGCTGGAGGGATAAGTGTTTTCGATCTTTGGTGGGTGTGGATGGAAAAGATCAGTGGGTAAAGTCAAATAATGCTTGGGGAAACCTTATGTCTACTCAAGAATCTAAAGAATATTTCTATGATTTTTGGGAAAAAACTACGGACCCAATTATTTGTGATACCACCACAGCACAAATAGATATGGACGATAGAATAATTCCAGTAGAAATGTTTAAAGAATCTTTTTTCTTTCTGATTACCGAAACTCTCTTTGGCAATGCCGATAAGGATTGTTTACAGATAACAGAAAAAACATATAAGGCACTTGCTTACAGAATACCCTTCATCATAGTTGGTTCCTATGGCACACTTGCACATTTAAGAACTCTTGGATATAAAACATTTTCTCACATGTTTGATGAGGCATACGATGAAATTTTAGACCCAGATCAAAGAATGTCTGCAATCTGCAACGAATTATCAAAGTGGAAGAATTTGTCCCTAGAAGAAAAACAAGAGAAGTATTTTTTAACTATTCCAGATTTAACTCACAACTATTATCACTGGAAAAACTCTTGTATTCGTTCAACCCAAGAAATAAGAAGACATTTAGATCGATTAAAATTGCATGACTAACTATTTTACAAATGGACCTTCTATTGCTTCTGGTAGTATTCTTATAACAGAATTTGACAGAAAATTTTTTAAGACATTAACGTCTTCTATTCCCGATGACGTTTGTTTTATTGATACTACTTGGTTCAGTAATCCCAAAGTTTTCAAAAACTTTGTTGACTGGCAACTTACCATTGACAAACCCAGAGCTTTTCTATATTCTGGTATGGATTGGTCCAATGAGAATTGCGAATCACTGACAAGATCGGCCCACACATTTTTTCAACATAGGTTCAACTGCAAATATGTTGGTAATACAAATAAGGGCCACTACTTTAGTTTTTGGGTAGAGTTTATCGACGCACACAGACAATATTTTTTTGATGATAGGTATATAAGAGATCATCATTTTGAACATCACTTTATGTGTCTCAATAATAAGTGCAATGACCACAGATCATATTTGTTGAATAAAATGTTTCAAGACGAGTCGGTGTGGAAACGTGGGAATATTTCTGTTATACAACAAGATAATAGATATAATTTCCCACATCCAATAATCCTTGAAGAAGACAGACCGCCGGAACTGGTTGAAAAATTTCTTGAGCATGAAACTCTTTCAGATAAACATATCGTAAATGATATTGTATCTCTGGGAGACCCCAGACATTGGCGATCACACTTTGCCACCGTGGTGACAGAAAGTTGTCACCATACGGATGTTTTTTTGAGTGAAAAGATATTCAAACCGATAATCGGTATGAGACCCTTCTTGGTTTTGGGTGACAGAAATATCTATGTAAAACTGAAGGAACTTGGTTTCGACACCTTTGAAGATTTGTTTCCGAACGTGGGATTAGATAATGAAAATTATGAACGTCGAGCAGAAAATTTATTAAAGGACTTGAGAAAAATTTGTCTCACCCCTCTAAAAGACCTTGACGATGTATATAATTCCATATATACTAGACTAGAGCGCAATCGTGAAAATATGATTTTACTGATTGAAAAGAACAAAAGATGGATACGGGATTTGGGTAAATTATGAAGATTGGTTTTATTGGATTTGGGAAGTTAGGCCAACCATGCGGCGAAGTAATCTCCAAGAAAGGACATGATGTCGTTGCATATGATGTGAATCATCTTTTGATAGATACTTTTGTTGAGATGAAAGAGACTATTCAAGATGCGGTCACCGACAGGGATGTTGTCTTTGTTGCAGTGCCAACTCCCCACGACCCAAACTATGAAGGGTCTGCTCCCACGCACTTTATGCCCCCAAAAGATTTTAGTTATGATATTGTCAGGGATGTTTTGTGGGAAGCAAATAAACATATGACTAAAGATCAACTGCTTGTGTTGATTAGTACTGTATTGCCAGGCACTGTCCGAAGAGAGTTTATTCACTTGGTGCCGAATACTCGTTTTGTTTACAACCCGTATTTGATTGCGATGGGTACTGTTGATTGGGATATGATAAACCCAGAGATGGTTATGATCGGCACGGAAGACGGAACTGAAACTGGTGATGCAAAAGAACTCAAAGAATTTTATCAATCTATTATGGAAAATGATCCTAGATATGTGATAGGTACTTGGGATGAGTGTGAATGTATTAAAGTATTTTACAACACCTTTATCAGTGCCAAGATCGGTCTTGTAAATATGATACAAGACGTTGCAGAGAAACAGGGCAACATTAATGTTGATGTTGTTGCGGGTGCATTGCGTGACAGTACTCAGAGAATTATGGGCCCAGGCTATATGAAGCCAGGGATGGGTGATGGTGGTGCTTGTCACCCCAGAGATAATATTGCCCTCAGATTCATGGCAGAGAAACTGCACCTTGGATATGACCTATTTGCAAGTATCATGCAGGCAAGAGACAAACAGGCAGAGAATATGGCTTTTAGTATTCTCAAACTCGGAAGTAATATTTTCTTCACTTCCGATTCTTATAAACCGCATGTAGAGTATACCAATGGTAGTTACAGTTTGTTGGTGCAACACTATGTCAAGTCTCATGGTGCAAAAATTACAAATGCAAGTGATGCTGATGTAATTGTTCTTGTACACGAAAGTGATTCAATTTTTGAAGAAGAATTAAAAGAGGGTGCTATTGTATTTGACCCTTGGAGAAGTTATAATAGTGATACTTACGAAGTCATTCATTACGGAGACACCCGATGAAAAGCATACGAAAATTCTATCGCAGAATGAAACAAAAGTTTGATGATTGGAAGATGCGAAGAAAAATTAAAAAACGATTGAAAGAAATTAGGGATCGCGATCCGTTCATCTATGATTAATTGGGGTGTCAGTGCGGGGTATCATGATGCATCTCTATCTGTTGTAAAAGACGGGGAGATTGTTTTTGCTAGCCATGCAGAAAGATATTCAAGACATAAGAATGATAAACACCTCAATGCATTTTTGATTGATGAGGCTCTTGGTTACGGTGAACCGGATGTGGTTCATTGGTATGAGAACCCACTCCTAAAAGCAACCAGAAGAATCTATTCCGGCCAAAAAAACATTTGGACCAATCCGAAAAAGTATCTGTCCGAACACGGATATAACCCTAGAAAAATGAAGTGGGGAAATCATCACCGCAGTCATATGGCTGCAGGATACTACACCAGACCTTTCGAGGATTGCGCCACTCTTGTTATTGATGCAATAGGAGAGTGGACAACAACCTCTATCTGGAATAACAACAAACTCGTTTGGAAAAATACATATCCCAATTCGTTGGGGTTGTTTTACTCTGCGTTTACTGACAGAATTGGTCTCAAGGCAAACGAGGATGAATACATACTCATGGGTATGGCTGCTTATGGAGATAAGGATCGTTTCAAAGACGAAATATTAGAACTTGTCACCAATCAAACAAAGTTTCACAGAGGGATATCGTGGTGGAGACCGGAACTCACGGAGAAAGATTACTTTGATGTAGCCGCAGCAGTACAATGGGTCTATGAAGGCGAATTAGCAACTCTGTTACAAGTCACTCGACAAACCACTGGAAAGAAAAACTTGGTTTTCATGGGTGGATGTGCTTTAAACTGTCTTGCAAACAGATTGATATCAGTTTTCTTTGATGAGTATTGGATCATGCCAAACCCCGGCGATGCGGGGTCTTCATTGGGGGCTGTTCTTGCAGGAACAAAACAACGGGTCAATTTTGATACGCCATATCTTGGACACAATATACAAGGAGAATATCCAAGTGAAGAGATTTTGGAAGAACTTAATAGATATGGAATTGTCGGAGTTGCAAACGGCCGCGCTGAGTTTGGTCCTCGCGCTTTGGGGAATCGGAGTCTTCTTGCTGATCCTCGCGGCGAATTCATGAAGTCAAAGGTCAACGCGATCAAAAAGAGACAGGAGTTTCGACCCTTTGCCCCCATAATCAGGGAACGTGACGCAGCAAAGTGTTTTCATGTAAAATCGGGGTTTACTTCTCCATATATGCAAGAAATTGTCAGATGTAGAGACCCAGAAAAATATCCCGCTATTGTACATAAGGACGGCACTAGTAGAGTCCAGACGGTCAATGAGAGACAACACAGTGGACTTTATAGACTACTTACACTGTGGTATCAAGAAACGGGTTGCCCCATGTTATTGAACACAAGTCTCAATATTAAGGGTGATCCTATTGTAAATGATATAAATGATGCAAAAAGATTTGAAAAAAAGTATAATGTCAAAGTATGCAGATAAATAAGTATATAGTGACCAAGAACTAAGTAGTAAGAAATGGATAATGTAGTAAAGTTTCCAAAAAAGCGAATCTCAGAACCATCTGGATATAGAATTAATCTCTATACAGAAGACGATATAACAATCGTTTTGACCTGTTTAAATCTGTCTGATGATATGGATGATGATAAGAAATGGATACGCAGAGACCTGAGAACGCTGGAACCGGAGTTTGTCATAACCAAAATGAAAATGTGTTTGGACAGCCCCATTTTATCAGAAATCTGTAAGAAGACTATATTCAGAATTATTAATTCCGTGGAGGTATTGCCACTATCCACTTTGTACGCAGAATTTTAACATAAGAACATAAATGGGAAAACCAATAGGAGGAAAATTACATAGTATTGTTTGCAACCTAAATTAACCTAAGAGTCGGGAAAACAACTATGCCAAAAAGAAAATCAAATCTTCAACTAATTCAAGATTCTGAAACTCAGAGAAATCCTAATACTAGTTTGAAGATGCGAATCGACGATCTAATTACAGTCGATGCAATGACCGAAACCCAAGGTCAGTTTTTCTCACAGTATCAATCTGGTTCAACTGCAATGGTTCTACACGGATGTGCTGGTACAGGAAAAACTTTTATTGCACTATACAAGGCCCTAGAGGAAGTATTAAACAAAGGAGGTTTCTACAAAAAAGTTATCATTGTGCGGTCTGCCGTACCCTCTAGAGAAATTGGTCACTTGCCTGGTGACGCCAATGACAAATCAGAAGTTTACATGGCTCCATATGTGACCATGTGCGAAGAACTATTCCCCACCAAACAACAAGCATTTCAACGCCTCGTTGAACAAAAACATCTAGACTTTATGATTACCTCGTTTGTCCGTGGACTTACATTGGATAACGCGATTGTCATTGTGGATGAGTGTCAGAACATGAACGACATGGAACTCAATTCTATCATGACCAGAATCGGAGTGGGTAGCAAAATCGTTTTCTGCGGCGACTTCCGCCAAACAGACTTATACAAGAGAGGAGACATGTCTGGTTTGCAGAAATTTATGGTGATTGCTGAAAATATGCCATCATTCCATACATTTGAATTTGATACCGACGACATTGTTAGAAGTGATCTTGTACGAGAATACTTGCTTGCGAGGATGAAATATGAAGACGATATGTCTTGACATTTGGTTATAAGTATAGTATGATAGTTGAAAGTTATACGGTATTGTTTTATGTTTCATCATGTAGAAAGGTCTTACAGTCTCCCCAAACTCATTAGGGAAAACTACGAAGGCAAGAGAATGTACAAGACGGATGGTGGTGTCAGATTTCCCTCTGTCACCACCGTTCTTGGACACAAGAGTAAACCAGGCATCGTTGCTTGGCGTAAACGTGTCGGTGCAGAAAAAGCAAACAGAATCAGCAATCAGGCTTCTGTTCGTGGTACAAAAATCCACTCCGTTTGCGAAGATTATGTAAACAACGAAGAATTGACTTTCGACAAACTATCCTTTGTTGAAGTTGACATGTTCAATAAAATGAAACCTCTCATTGATAGAATCGACAACATCCATTGTGTTGAAGAGTTTCTATACAGTGAACATCTCCGCCTCGCCGGCCAGTGCGACTGCATTGCTGAGTTTGACGGCAGACTCTCTATTATAGACTTTAAAACCTCCGGCAGACCAAAGAAAGAACAGTATATCCAAAACTACTTTGCACAGTGTGCTGCTTATGCAATTATGTTTGAGGAGAGAACCGGAATTCCTATCGATACAAGTGTCATAATTATCGGTGTTCAAGACGATGAGCCCCAGTTATTTGTACAAAAACGGGACGATCATGTGGACTATTTACTAGAATGTAGGGACTTATACGAAAATGAGGTCTTGACATCTGCTGCCTAAGTATGGTATTATAAATACTTGATCGGTCGTTGAAGTGGACTGAAAGATTGTAGGACGCGGGTGCGATTCCCGCCACCTCCACCAAAAGTAGTGTTATCACTGTTGACCTGTCCATCGACGGATGAGAGGGCATCACTGCGCTGAGACTACTTCTGATGGGGGTGAATAGGTTCGACTGCTATTGTATAGGATAAACCGAGACTGATTGACTGGCAAAGCGCCACCTAAAGTAAACGCAAACGATGACGTTTATGCTCTAGCCGCCTAAGGCTAGTGGGGTATGGGTTCCACCTTATAATCCAACGGACCCACCAATAAAAGAAAGGAGAAATCAATGGTATCGCCAAAGATTTTAACTTGTACAGTTTTATTTTTTCTAATTGTTACTGCGACTTTTGCAGTATTCCCAAACCAACCAAAAGAATTGCAACAGAAACTGCAGCCAATTGAGACTACTGTTTCTAAGATCATAATTAAACAAAAACTACCAGACCCCGAAGAAGTTTTTTGTCTCGCTCAAAACATATATCATGAAGCAAGAGGTGAAGATTTATCTGGACAAGTGGCTGTTGCTCATGTTACAATGAACAGAGTAAGCAGTAGAAAGTTTCCGAACACAGTCTGCGAAGTTGTCTATCAGGCAAGATATTCAAAGTGGTGGATGGAAAGGGGAAAGAAAGTCCCAATTCGTCACAAGTGTCAGTTCTCTTGGTATTGTGATGGTAAGTCTGACGGCATTGGTGATTGGGATTCTTTTGACAACATAGCTATTGTATCCAGAGAAATCATTCTGGGTATACATGAAGACAATACAAATGGCGCAGTATATTATCATGCAGATTATGTCAAACCGAATTGGTCTAACGCCATGACGGTTAGTGCTGTATATGATAACCATATTTTTTATAGTGATTAAATGTCAACACACAATTTTATTGTAACTGGTGGATGTGGTTTTATTGGGTCTCATTTGGTTGAGGCCCTCCTTTTGCATGGACAAAACGTTTTGGTGATAGATGATCTCAGTAAGGGTCATTATAAGGTTCCTCATAAGAATGTTCAGTATCTCACTCAAAACGTATCAGATGTTTTTCCTGCTGGTAGGTATGATGCCATATTTCATTTGGCTGCGACACCCAGAGTAAGGATGTCTCAGAAGAATCCTTACCATACAATCAGAAACAATGTTGATAGTACACTGACTGTTTGCGAGTGGGCTAGAAAACTGAGAGTCCCTATATTCTTTGCCGCATCTTCTAGTACAAAGTTCAGTCAGAAAGATGCCAACCCATACACTTTTAGTAAGGCTACTTGCGAAGAGATACTAGAATTGTATCGGTCCCTTTACAACATCAAGTATCATATGTTATACTTCTATAATGTATACGGACCCAGAGAAGCGGACTATGGTGAATATAGTACAGCTGTCAGGGCATTCAAAAAATGCGTTGAAGAAAACAAACCACTGCGAATATATGGAAGTGGTAAGAAGGAGAGAGACTTCACTCACATATATGATGTTATAGATGGTATTTTTCAGTTACTACAAACCAAAAGAAAACCACAGGATGTGCATCTAGGTAAAGGTGCTCCGGTTAGTATTCTTAGTGTTGCTCAAGCTTTCAATCATCCCATAGTTCACGAATTTGACAAGCCTGGAGAAAGTGAAAAGACATTATGTGAGTCGCCATACTTTGAATGTGAATATGATGTAATTCGATATATCAAAGATTGGAAATCAGATTATCTAGAAACTAAATCAAAGGAAGAGGTAGTTCAAAATGCCAGTGAAAACACCCAAGTTAGACCCGACCCAGACGGACGAGTATATGATAACTAATCAACAATTTTCTAGTGCTGTTGAATTTTCTCAACACATCGAACGTAAGGCTAGTATCAGACAAAATTATATTGATGTTCTTACTGATTTTTGTGTTCGCAACGAGGTTGAGATTGAGAGCGTCAAAAAACTTCTAACCCCCTCGTTGAAAGAAAAGATCACCGCAGAAGCTCAGAATCTAAATCTTCTCAAACAGAAGAAGTCTGGTACTCTTCCCATATGATAGAACCCTTTGAAGTCTATCGGCTTTACTTAGCAATCAAACTTCACTTTACTACAAAGAATTATGATATTGTAAAGTACAAGGGCAAGGTAAGAGTCAAAGAGGAAACATTTCGCAAGAGAAAAGATTTGATCTCTATCAAGAAACTTGCTCGCGATTATAGCAGGGAAGAGATTATAAATTTTCTTGTTGCAAACTTTGTATCTGGTGAGAAGTGGGGTGGATTGTTTGACGTTGATGCCGCTAGACGATATGAAGAGTGGCAGAATAGAAAACTCAAACGAGAGTATCAATTCAAACAGGATGTTGATAGAATTGTATTGGAAATGGAGAAACAAGACATCGATGACCCATTTGTTTCTATAGATGGTAAACATCCCTTGACTTTTCGTCTCTTTTTTGGTAATATAATTAGTATAGAGACAATGACTATCTTAGATAAGATTTTCAACTTTGTCGATATGAACGCAAATGATATCTTGCTTGAAGATGCATCGATGTGCATTACAAAGTATAGACCATTTGTTAGGTTGTCGGACAACTTGAAGTCCTCAGCCGAACCTCTGAAAGATGTTATAAATAAGGAAGTACATCAATGAGTAAGTCAAAAAGTTCCAGAGGAAAGGAACAACGTATTCATCGGGTCAATAGTGAAGTTAAAACTAGGCTTGACAAATACAAACATCTAGTGTATGATGAAGATGTATATGATAGTGATGAGTTTGTCGAGTCACTAACAGCAAAAAGCAAAATATACAGTAAACAAGAACCGAAATAAATCGCATAAAAGGAAAAAACTATGTCTGCAAATTCACTTTCTGATCTCCGTAAGAGTCGTGGCAGTTTCGATACTTTGCTTAAGCAAGTTGAGAAAATGTCAACCACTACCACAGAATCCAATGATACCGGCAAAGAGTGGAAACTCTCTGTTGATAAGGCTGGAAATGGTTCTGCCGTAATTCGTTTCCTTCCCCCCTCCAAGGGTGAGGAGAGTTATTGGGTACGTCTTTGGACACACGGTTTCCAAGGCCCTATGGGTAAGTGGTATATCGAAAACTCTCTTACTACTCTGAACCAACCCGATCCTGTTTCAGAACTCAACACAAAACTCTGGAACACTGGTGCGGATGCTGATAAGGAGACTGCTCGTAAACAGAAGCGCCGTCTTTCTTATTACTCTAACATTCTTGTTGTGAGTGATCCTGCCAACCCAGAAAACGAAGGTAAAGTTTTCTTGTATCGTTACGGTCAGAAAATCTTTGAGATGATTCAAGACGTAATCAAACCAGAACTCCCCACCGAAGACCCAATCAATCCCTTTGATCCGTGGGAAGGTGTGGACTTTGCTCTTCTCGCAAGGAATGTTGCTGGTTATAGGAATTACGATAAGTCCAAGTTTGGTTCCAAGGTTCGTCCTGTTGCCGAATCTGACGAAGCCATTGATGCAATCTGGGCACAACAGTATTCTCTTAACGAGATCGTTGATCCTAGTCAATTCAAGTCTTACGATGAACTCTCACAAAAGTTGACTGCTGTCTTGGGTGGTGCTGTCGCTCCCGCACCTACCGTATCATCGCAAACCGATGATATTGAAGACGATATCTTTGTTGCGGAAACCACCGCATCAACAGAAACAGTTACAGTTTCATCATCTGATGATGAAGATGCCATGTCGTATTTCTCCCGACTGGCAGACGATGACTGATACATAGTCTCGTCTCTCTTGGGCGCCATAAATACTGGCGCCCTTTTTTTATCTGGTGAATGATGCATAGTATTATTTTTGGTGGCCAACTTGAAGATTTGGGTATAGAGTTTGATAGCTCGAAGGTCAGTATCAGACGATCTTCTGGCGGACATAAAATTGCCACGTTTCTCAGACAACACGAATACGATGTTGAAGTCGTTGACTATATCCACAGGTGGTCGCTAGATCAACTCAAGCAATATGTTGAACCCAGAGTCACGGATGACTTTTTGTTCTTTGGTTTTGGTTCTACGTTCTATCTCGACTCGCCTACGATACTTTCTTTTATACAATGGTTGAAAGAGACGTATCCCCACATTCCCCTTGTCGCCGGCAGTCAAAACAATTCTATGAAACACTTGGAAATGGATTGGTATGTGTACGGGTGGGGTGAGAATGCCATCCTTGCACTGATCGATCACTTCAAGGGTGGGCCCGAACCGATTCATGCAAACAAGACAATAAACTGTTACGTCAACTACAAATCTTTTCCCAAGGACGATCTCAGGGTGTCATACAAGGACACCGACTTTATCAACCCCAGAGAAATTTTGTTGTTGGAGTTTGCCCGTGGGTGCAAATTCAAATGTAAGTTTTGCAGTTTCCCCGTTCTAGGTGTCAAGGGTGATTACTCTCGCACGGCTCAAAGTGTGTACGATGAGATGCTAGAGAACTATGACAAGTGGGGTACAGAACACTACATTGTACTTGATGAAACCTTCAACGATTCCAGTGAGAAGATTGAGAAGTTTGCCAGTGTCATAGAGAAACTGCCATTCACACCGAAGATGACTGCATACATTCGTGCAGACTTGATGACCACCAGAAAACGGGATTGGGATAATCTAATCAAGATGGGAATCACCTCACACTTCTATGGTGTGGAGAGTATGAACCATGAGTCTGCCAAGTCTATCGGTAAAGGTATGGACAGTGGCAGAATCAAGGAGGGGTTGTTAGAGGTTGATGAGTACTTCCGCAGTGCAGGATTTTACAAGGGTCACATATCTCTGATTGCTGGACTGCCTCATGAGACGATAGATACGTTGCGAGACACTGGCAGATGGTTGTCTGAATACTGGAATCAGAATAGTTATCACATGAATGTTCTGATGATAAAGGACTTGGAAAACAATTCAGAAACACTGAATCACAACTCCGAGTTTGATAAAAAGTGGTTTGACTACGGGTATCGACGAGAGATTATTCCGATTGACGATATTGATTGGTCAAAGAGTAGAAACCCGTTTTATAAAGAATTGTATGATTGGGTTGCGTCTACGGGATACTATTTGTTTTGGAGAAACGAACACACAAACCTACAAGAAGTTATGCGTTTCTGTGCAGAGGAATTCAGTCAGTATCAGGCGAAGAATTTAATTGATCCATTTCTGTACGATAAATTCTTTATCGACCCCAGCGTAGAGTGGTCAGACTTTGCTACAAAGATTCACATGGAAAGAAGAACCGAACATGTGTTGGATCACGTTGATGGATATATCTCTAAAAAAATATTATCTTAGGTATAATAAGAACCATTATTCATAATCATCATAAGTTCCGCACTGCCTTGCGGGAAAGTTGTTTTGGCGTTCGCGACACTAACGTTGATATTTGGTTGGATCGGGGTTACTCCGGTAGACTGGATTTTTTGTCCTTCTGCGACACTTTGGCCAACTCCAGCAGCAAGCTGACTTGCTGTTTTCTCTTTATCTTTGGCTACTGCTGAATCTGTATTGATCTCAACTTTATCTGCACTCATGCCCAACATCGGAAGGGTTTGGTCTACTGCATCCATGACCGTAGTTCCCATCTCTTTGACCTCATCAATTTCATTTCCTACTCGACCTTCAAACAGTCTACCGAAGAACCCTCGTTCTTGATTTATGGGTGTGGGCTGAGTTGACTCAAATTGGGCTTGGGTTTCCGCTGTGGGGGTTCCATCTGCATTGTGCGTGGCACCAAACTTTTCATCCCAATTTGCTTGTCTTTCTTCCAAATCTGCATTCTTCAATTCACCCGATCTTCCCATTTGTTTGACGGGTCTTGCTTCTACTGAGTCCGCCGTCTTTATTTCATCTGCACTCTTGAAAAGATTTGCTGCATACTCACCTACGGCCTGCTGAACTTCATCCCATCTTTGTTCATATCCCTCACTATTCATTTCTTCTGAGGTGGTCGGGTCTCTACCGTCATGGACATCCATGTACACATCTCTAGCTGCAGTAGCTATGTCAAGCGCTGTTCCCGAAACACTGGGTAAGAAAATAGAACCCGCCTCCATCATCGCGCCTCGGAAGTCTCGAGCGAAAAGTTTCTCTACTGCGAATCCTCCACTGACAAGCGCTCCTAAGAGGGGTACTGCTTTTGCAGCTACAGTGCTGAGGCGTTTTGTGATCGCCTTAGCTATTTTACCTTTATTACTGCCAGGGGCATCAGGGACATCGTTTGCAGCTGTAGCAAGATCAACGGGTGGAGTGATTGTTTTGGGCCCACCCGCAGCTCCAGCAGCAGCTGGTTGCGCGACAGGTTTGCCATTCATATCGATGTCTTTACTGATGGGGGTAACGTTAGATTTCGGTCCAGAGTCAATCGTTGCTGCTGCGGTAGTGGCACCTCTGCCAGTAGCTTTGGCGACAGCTTCTCTAGTTGATTCTACTGCCGATGTTGCGACTCTCACTCCCGCTTTCCCGATTGCTTGACCCGTTTTGCTCGAGGCTATTTTAGCGCCTGCTTTCGCGGCCAAGACCCCGGCGGTCTTGGTGGTCTTTGGTTTCATCAGCAGGTCTTGCGCTTCTTTATCAATTGAGGTTTGTGCTTTATCTTGTTCACTGTCTGGTATCCCGTCTGCATTTCTGTCGGTCGTATCGCCTTTACCACCAAGAAACAGGGCGCCCACGCCGGCACCGAGCCCCAAAAATGATCTTAGATCACCAACTGGTTTATCTCCAGACCCAGCAAACATTCCTCTAGCTGCATTGCCGTTGTTTGCTACTGGTCTGTTCATCATAGAACCAATTGTTGCAGTATCACCTTTAATCGATACTAAAACTCTTTCAATATCTTGTAGTTGTCTTACTACAGGATCGGAACTGTCTGCATCTGATAGGGCGCTCGTTGCAGCGGCCGAATTTACCATGCCGGCACCACCGGCGCCACTAAAGAATCCTACGCCCGAACCACCACCGGCTCCCATTCCTTCTATGCTATCTTCAATATCGTTGAGATTTTTGTTGAGCGATAGTACACCAAGTCCTGGCGCGCCGTATTTCACGCCGCCACCTAGTAATCCTTTAACTTTTCTACCGCCACTCACGACAGCACCTTTAGCTTTGCCAAAGAGGCCTCTCGCACCGCTCAGTGCGCCGTCGCCGATGGCGTTTAATATTTGATTACCAGTTTTTGCGAGTCCCATTTTTAGCCTATGTGTAGTTGTTTTTTTCTGATTTCTTTTTGAGGTGAGTAACCAACATTCCGATGTAAACTGACCTCTCCCACGGCATCATATTCTCAACCTCTGTTAAACTATATTTATGTTCTTGCATCAACAAAAAGTTTGTTTTAAAATAGTTTTGCAGAGATTCATGGAAGAGGTTCATGCGAAAAAATCGAGATAACCATTCATGAAGATATAATTTTCCTTCCCACATGCCTTACAGTTAAATTCAATTTTGTTTTCCAATGTAGGCATTGTTTCATAGAAATCTCTTATTTTTTCAAACTGATCTGTTGTCATGTTTTCTATGAATTCCATTTTATCTTCTTCTGATACTTCATTCGCCTCGTATATAGAATCTTCAATATAAATCTTATCCAAACACGCGGCAGCCACCGAATAAATTTCTGCATTTTCCTCTGTACCAGCGATCTCTTTCAACTCCGATGCCACTGGGTATCGCATCTCTACAGTCATAGTATCCGATATTTTCAACGTTTTGGTATGATTCTCATTTTCAGTTATTGTAAAGTTGTTTAGATCAATAATAACGTCTTGTTTTTGTTCGCAAAACCCACAGGCAAATCGTGCCTCAAT